TCAAACTTTACAATATTGTAAGGTGGATAATTATTGGGTCTGTAATCAGCTATATCATTAAATAGGCTGTCAAACCCCACCGTCATTGCCCGAAATGGGCTTAAGTCTATTCTTGTCATTGTTTACCTCCTTAGTAAGCAAGGTTAATATTGTATCTAATTTATCTTCCATATTAGATACTCGCTTTTCAAGTTCAGCATTATTGCCTGAACCTAAATAACTAATCTTTTGTCCGGAAACACCATTCTGTTTCCTCGTCAAATTATGAGTTGCCATATGTATCCTAAATAATCTTGACATTTATAAAAGGGGGCATAAAGCCCCCTAATGTTATATTAATTTTATGAACCAGTGTCGTGTTGAGCATCAGACTGTCTGTCTGATTCATCCACGCCTGCAACATCACAAAGTATAGCCCAAACACGGATTTTACCCGCAGTTGAAGCTGCACCACCTTGCAAAGCATCAAGTGTATCAGCAGTTGATGCTACGTGCCTTGCGGTAGCTGTTAATGTTGAATAACCCGTTGCATTAGTATCTCCATCAGCGTAAATATCAACATCTCCACCTGTGATTCCAAGGTCAAAAGTTACAGAACTTGAACATGCTGTTAGCACTTCAATTCCTGCTTCCATAACCAAAGTTTCAGCAGGTAAATCAATAACCTGTAGTACATCGCCACTTGCGGTACCACTATCGCCATTGACTGCTGAAATGTCAATTGTATTTTCCACTAAATAAGGAGTTCTTATTCCGGGGTTATATCTGCCGGGACGATTAGTTCCACCCGGCCCTGTTAAATCATACGTTGCCATAGTCCTATCCTCCCTTAATCAATTAATACGTGTCTCGCCATAAGTCCTGCCGAACGCAGTACTTTTCTTCCAAACACGTGTAACCCTCTAACTACGTCTGCAAAAGAATCTGGGTCTCTAATGACTTCTGTTTTTGCAATTGCGTTAGCAGTTGCTGTAGAACTCATATGTCCCCATAAAATTTTGTAATAGTTAGATGTTGTTGAAGCTGCAAAGTTATTCGTCATATAACATTTGAAGCCTTGAATTTGCCCATCTGTGACTCTGCCATTTCTTAATTCAGATTTAGCATCGCCAGTAACAGATGCGTCCATAAGTTTCGCTGAAGCTTGAGCAAGTTGCTCATACCATTCAGGTGAACCTAGAAACCATCTATTTTCAGTTGGAACGTCAGCACCATGCAATCTCTTAGCACAGTTAGCCATAGTATTCAAAGGGTCAATTTCAGAAGTACCGAATCCGGTATCTGTTCCTGAGCCGTCTGAACCTACAGTTGTACCTGCACCAGAAATCATAGCTGCGATGACGTTTGCGTCATAAGAATCTTTTAGAGCATATGCTCCAGAAGATGTAGCCAAAGACTCCCAGTTCACGTGAGATTGTCTTTCTTCAATATCGTCAACCTTAAAAGCAAACGCATTAGCTTGGTCTACTACGAGTTGAAGTTGGTCATCTGCTAAATTTTGAATAGCAATATGTCCACCTCTAACGTAAGAGTTTACACTAATTGTTGGCTCTTTGATAATGTTGACTGTATCTCCGAAATTTTCAATCTCACCTGCATAGTCAGTGTTGGTAATATCCTCCACGACTGATGCAGTTCTAAAGAACTTTTGGACTTTCTGGCTCTATCTTCCCGGTAACCAATTACCCGAAGGTAAGTTAGTATATCCGGAACCTTTTGCTATTGCCATAGTTTAGTCCTCCTATAGACTGTTAAGATTAATTACTGATTCTACCTTCTCTTCTAGCCAAGTCAATTTCCTTCTCAAGTTTCAAAAACTCCTGAGGACGAAGTTTGGATATTTCATTTACAGTCCATATCTTTTTTGGAGATGTATCCGGCTCCTGTCCTCGCTTTGTAGTGGTAACCGCTTTTGCCGCCTGAACTTTTGCATCTTTTTTGGATTCCTTTTTCTTATCGGGAAAGTTTTTATCCATTTTATACAGGTCAATTGCACGAGCCGCTAAATTTGCATTATCGGCATTATCATACAACCATCCTTGTATATGTGGGTCTTGAGCTTTTGCCCACTCATGAAAATCTTCTGTCTTTCTGATATCTTGAAAATCCGGATGCACTTTCATTAACTCAACTTCCGCCTTTTCACGTGCAACATGCTGAGTTTGTTCCTGCAGGTTTTTCAGTTTTCCTTCTACAGATTTTGCTTGTTCCTGAGCCTCCTGTATAGCAATACTTTTTACGGTATCATATACATCTGGATACTTAAGTCTCCATGTTTCCAATTCCTTCTTGTTTTTAGGAGGAATTATCTCACTTGACTTTGCCTCAAGTTGTTCTCTTAACTTAACAACATCTGACTTATGCTTATGAATAGTAGAATCATAATGGCGTTTAAGGTCGTCATATCTTTTCTTAAACACCTTCTCTTCAGCGTTTACAGGGCGTTCTTCATCTGGAGTGGCTGCCTCTTCTGAAGCAGTGTCCTTAGGAACGGTAGCTGTTTCTGAATCCTCCTTATCTAACTCATGTTTATATTTGTTTCGATAGGGAGTCGGTTCTAATAATTCTTCTGTTTCCTCCTTTGTTTCAACTTGGGATTCTTCAGTTTCATTAGTTTGTTCCAATTTTTCGTCTTCCATTTTATTCTCCTTTTATTGGGGGCTGTTGGAAGAACAGGTGGCCCTAGAGTTTTAGGGGCTACACAGGTTGTGTAGGTGGCCTGTTCGTTGCAGCTTCATTAGTCATTATTCCTCTATCGGCTTGAGCCATATCTGTTGTCTGACCTTGTTGGGCCACACCTGTTTCCTGACCTTGACCTTGAACCTCTGTTATGACATTTTGTAATTGAGTCATGACAGCTTGTGGGTTCGCAAGCAAAGCGTCAATAGGAATATGAATCATATCCTTTGTTGGAATTTTGTCCAATGCTGCTGCTTCTTCTGGTGACACACCCATGCCAACCAGAAACTCTTTTAATGCTGCAATAGTACTAGTTGATGCTACTGATGCAAAATTTGCTTTTGATTCTTCTGATAAATTATTAAATGCTTGGTCAACAACATTTTCTGCTCCTGCCGGTTGGCCGGTATCAGTTGCTTGACCAGTAGCTGCTACATTCGTATCAGGAGGTGCAATTGCTCCTTTAGCAGGGTTACCGCCTACTCCTTCAAATCCTGTAGGAGTTGTATTTGCATACCCTTCCATTAAGCCTGCTGCCATTTTATCCTCCTGTTAAGTTTACCTATCATATTGCATATAGGCTTACCGATTGAATGTAATATTTTTCCTCGTATTGTCTTTTCACCTGCTAGATATTTTGCCCAGTGAGGAACCCATAACTTGGCCCATGCAAAATAAACTTTACCTAACAGTGATTCTTTTTCCATTTCACGAACATAATGTCTTGCCCATGCATGATAACCTTTCATGACATCTGGTTCAGTTCTTGACAGTTCCTCACCATATGCCTCATCCGCTCTCCATAATCTTTCAGACAGCAATCCTTTACGATAGAAATAATCACAAACAATCTTGCCTTTACTGTTGTCATCCTTGGAATCATAATTACCGGAATTAACGGTAGTCTGTTCACCATCATTATTTCTATACATAACCTTTGTATCTTTTGCAGCCATGTACTCTTCCTTGTTTGAGTAGCCTGTAGTATTGGCATCACTTTCCCAATGGAATCTGTCAAGTAATTTACTTGATGCCGTACCGCTTTTAATTGCCTCAACACCATCAGAATAACTTCCCATTGCGGCTGTTTGACCCGTATTAACATTTACAAACCTGCCATCTGCGTTATAACCCCAACCTTCAGTTGTGTTATTTGAACCATCATTAGCCTGAACTCTGTCAGTTTTTTGTTCTGAATTAAATATGCCACCGTGAACAATTGTCACTTCAACAGAATTTTCACCATAAACAGCGTTTTGCTGTGCGTAGTTCATGTTCTTGGTTATTACCGGTTTAGATAAATCCACTGTTGCGGAATAAACTGTTCCTGTTCCTTTATGCGTAATTCTTGGCTCTTCCGTGTGAATGCCCGGAGCAAAATGATACATGGACTGGTCTTCTTTTGGAATACCCGCCCTGTCCATCCAGTATCTTCTGTCAGCCTCTGTTCTACTTAGGCCACCTTCACCCTGCATAAGCAATCCGGGTTCAAATTCCTTAGTTGTTTCATTAAACTGACCAACCATAAAGTCGTAATCCGGATGTGCCTTATCAAACCAAGCCTGTTGGGACATACCTTCCTTACCCGGTATGGTATATTTTCTAGTCCTGTCTTCATCAAATATTTTTGCTTCATTCAATACATGGTTTTTAAATATTTGCATGGCTTCACCGTCTTTACCAAAATAATCCGGTTCAATTTGAGGAGCACTTGGATACCAGTTAAAAGTTTCTATTGATGGCATTAAATCATCTAATGCCAGTTCATATAAACCCGGTGGCCACATGGTTTGGTCTTCTCTTAAAATAGCATCTTCATCTCTATCAGCCTCACTTAAGGAATATCCATCTTTAAACCATGTTTTATATGTATCATACCACCAATAATCTCCTTTGTCATTTAAGTCATCATAAAGATTGGATATAGTTGTTACATCTATGTCAGCTACACCGGGGTCTGGAGCCTCTACCGGAGTAAAGTATCCCTGAGCGTAATTGGTTTCTACCTGTTTGTATTCATCCAGCGGTACAAGGTATCCTCCTGCGTATAACGCATCCTCATTTGCACCCGGGCCTTTTAAAATTTTGTATTTATCACCCTCTTTTGCAATTATGCCCTTGTTAAGAGCTAGTTTCACCCAGTCATCAAATGACTTATCATCCAATACTTGACCTATCGTACCTATCATTGTTTGGTTAAAATAGTTTTGTAAATTCTTATTATAATCTGCGTATCTATGTTCACCCGGTTTTGGAATTTGTTTTGCGTAATCCTTCCAGCTAACACCAAGCCTGTCTTCACCGGTAAAGAAGTTTCTATCCAGTGCATACTGGAATAACTGGGATTCTGACCAGTTTTTCATGCCACCGGGAAGGGTTTGGTACTTGTCCATTCTAAGATTAGCCAAGTCACCCGGAGATGCTTGGCCTATTGCACCGGCAGATACCCGTTTATATAAATCCTGCTGTCTTTGGTAAGCGTCATCCACCGCACCACCAGTAAACCCTCCACCACCTGCGGTAGAAGCCATTGCTTGTGTTACCTCATCCGCTGGAGTAGTGGGAGTTGTTGCAGTTTCATCAAATGTAGGTTGTCCTGTGTAATTGGGGTCTACACGGCATATACCGTCAGGCCCCATAACCTGTCCTTCAGGACATCCACTTGATGTTGTTGTAGGCGTTGTTGTCCATGTTGGAGACTGTGAATAAGCGTTATACCCGGTATGCGGTGAAAAATTTATTTCATACATTCCAGTATCAGAATTATAGTCTATAGTCTGAACAAAATTTTGATTCCGTCCCGGATACTGTGACGCAAAAGGTCGTAATGCTACATCGTAAAGTCCCATTTATTTATTTTCCTTTGATTTAACCTGCTCTTTGAGCCGAGCCATTTGCCGCAGAGAAGCCAGCTTCCCCTGATTGCGGTACACTTCCAACTCCGATGTTGCCACCTCCAGAGCCATTTGTGTCTTGTGGATTTGCCCCTGCAGGTACTCCTCCACCTTGGGCCATGCCGGGTTGCCCACCATTGCCTTGATTTTCTCGTATTCCATTTACCATCCCCATTATTTGTGCAAAAATTGCGGCTTTTTCAGGGTCATTAATAACCTTGTCGGGGTCGATATCCAAAGTTTTAGCAATTTCCCTAAGTATTGTGTGCCATTTGACAAACGGAGCAAGCGATGGATTCGATGCTGTTTGCATAAATGTCATTAATCGTTGTGAACGAACTTCCTTCATCATCAGGGCAGACGTTCCCCTTGCCTTAACATGTAAATCTCCTGCAATTTTTGAATCATCATTAAACTGCATGTTCCATTGAAACAACGCCTCTCCAAGAGGTCGCAATAAATAATCATCTATGTTCTTTATAACAGTTTTAATGTTTAACGCTGCCGCTCCCATTAACATTGACATACCGGCTGCCGTACGAGTTGTTGACTGTACGCCTGTTTGTCCATGTGAATAGGAAGGTATTCCTGTTGCTTCATCCGCCAGTTGCCTGAACCTGTCAAACATCATCATGTTTTCCGGTGCCGTATTTGGAAATTTAACTCCATGAATTGCCTGTCCGGGCTGTCCGCTCTGTCTCCTGAATATCTTTCCCGGAAATACTGACATGTCCTGTCCGGGTACCAGCATTGTTTCATCCACATCAAAAACGAGATTGCCAGCCAGTGCCAAGTTATCGATAGCCATTCTAGCATGGCCATTCATAACTTGCTGTGCATCATCCATATTTTCCGGTATACCAATGCCAAAAAACTGATAAGGATTAATCTCATAGGGACATACCTGATAGGGTAATCGTTCCGGTGTAAAAGGATTCATTACCAAACGGATAATTTTTCCGTTGCATACCCAGCAGTTTATTTGTACTTCATCAAGTTCCGTTGCCGTTTCATCAAGTTCCAAACCTGCAAGTTCCGCAAGTTGCTTGTCCATGATGCCCCAGTATTCAAAAACCTCAAATCTGTTTTTGTCAAGTGTTTTATCATCCTCCCGTTCGTTTAAAGAAGACTCAAAACTTTTTGGTTCATAATTCGCACCCATTTTCAGACAGTCAATAATGGCTTCCGCCCTAAAATAAGGTCTGCTCATTAACGCCCGTATCTGGGATTTGTTCATGATATGCCGTTGAATGACATATTCCGCATCTTCCAGATTAACGGCATTCGGGTCAGGATAAAAATCCCATATGCTTACAGCTTCAATTTTTGGAACAAGTTTAAAATCGGGGCTATACATTTTCTCCCCGTCCACTTCATCCCACCTGTGTGATACTTTTTCAAAATTAAACGGGCCTTTAAGAATGCCTGTTCCCAAAAGGGCCGTTTCAAATAAAACATGTCGTAAAACCGTGATGGCATTGCTCTCTTCCAGTTGGTCGTGAATCATCTTTTCCATATTGGAAGCTGCTATTGCCGCAGGTTCTATCTGTGGCATTGATTTTAAATCGGGAGCGGCACCTTCCTCAAATCCCGCCTGACCAAATTTTTCCTCCAGTCCACCCAGAATATCACTTGTTGCCCCTGCAGGCAATTCTTTTCCATCACCGGGAAATCCATAAAGACTCTCCGCTTCTGGTTGTGCATTTTGTTGTTGAGATTGTTCTGGTTTTAAATGGGCGTACTCCGCTATTCCTTCCGGAATGGGAGTTGGTTCAATGCCAATGGGAAACTTTCCCGTCCCAAATAAAACTTCAATAATCTGTCCAAAGGATGCGAGAACTTTTGTCTTTGTAACTTTAACAAATACCCGTGATTTTTCCTTGCTACTAAATGCCGTATCCGAACCATAGATTCCTCTGTAATTACGGTAAGCTTTCAACCATCGCTGTTCATCACTGTATCTGGCATCTTCGGCTTTTTGAAATCTGTTTTTAACAATTGCGGGAAGAGCAAAT